GCCTGTCTTCTATCCCTCTACCTCCAATAACTGACTTTTTTTGCCAATAAAAAAGCCACTTCCAGAGGCTATGCCTCCAAAAGTGGCTTGATTTTCTCAACACCGATTTATGTTACTCTATGAAATCTATACCATAAAATTTTTCATTTGTCAAGAGTTTTTCTATATGTCATATAGATTTTGTCTATATATCCCTTTTCAAATCATCCTTCAAAAACTTATCATACTTACCGACAAATACAACCTTGCCAGCTTCCACCTTCAAAGTAACATCGCAATACTTATCTGTCCTTAATACATGCTTCAGAAGCCATTTAAACAGTATTAAATGTTCTTCTTCTGCTTTCAACTATCCTCCTTCATATATCAGAACACTTATCGCAATAATAATGTTCTACTTCATTTGTTATACGCCAAGTCTCTGGCTCACTCCACTTAATAACATCCCTCTCTATCTGACAGCGAGTAATACCACCACATTCATGAAGAAATACAAGTATAAATCTCCCAACACGAAATTCATCCCAGTTAATAGCCTTCTGAATGTCAGATGGCAATTTTTCCCACCTGTCATAAACTTTAGCCTCTTTTTTTGAAGCTAATACTCCCTTACAATTCTTATTAAACCAAATAACATCTTTCCACTTATTTATAAACCAGCGAGGCCATTTAATATCGTAACTATCTGTTACAAATGTTGACCTAAATCCCATCTGGTAACTCCTTCAACATTATGTCTCTATAAAATTTTGTTCTCTTCCGTTGAGCGTTCCTAACATCTTCTCTGTCAAGAATACAATCCCCAAATTTTCCTTCTGTCCTTTTAATTTTTTCTATGCGAGCATCTTCCCATACAGTGAACTCAGTATATCCGTTTTTTAGCTTCTCACACAAGCTCTCTGCCATCTTCCTCTTTGCCTCGTCCTCTGATTCAGCTTCAACAGTAATATATATTCCCAACACTCCTGCGTATTTCATATTACTCCTCCTCAATCCCATGTAATAATACTGCTTCAAAAGCATCCTCTCGTTTCCATTGGCGATTTAATAGAATGCCCTTATAGAATGCGAAGTAATAACCTCCAACTTTATAAATAACATAGTCAGGTTCTTCTCTTAATGTATATACATATACATCCTTAGCAATCGTTTTCTCAAATAAGCTCCTACAAGATTTCTTAATCCCTTTTGAATTAAAAAATAGTTTGTATATGTCTTGGCGTTTCATACAACCCCCGCAGTGTTAAAATTCAGCTTCTTGTAGAACTCCTTATGACTTATAAATCTAAAATCGCTAATAATATCATACAGATATGACAACGCATCAAGACAATCGTCATGCCAGTATGGGAATGAATCAAGCTCCTGCATTAGTCTATCTCTGTATGTCTTTGCTATTGATTTTGAAATATGTATCTTACTGTTAAACAGAGGCCAAGCAAGAGCAGATTCTATCCTTTTCTGCTTTGACCTTCCAGCTGGTTTTAATGACACAAGAGTTCCATCGTCAATGCTTATCCTTCTGCCCATCTTTTCAAGTGCATTTGCAACATGCACCTCAACACTACTTAGCCCTACCTTTTCAACTCCAATCCTCTCAATTACACCGGAGCTACAATACATCCTTGCTATTGCCTCTATTGCTTCCGTCTCTCTCATAGGACTTATAATCGCATTGGTTATATAAATACTCGATGCTCCTATGTCATCGGTATTGGGACTTACACCTACTACAATAATAGCCCACGCATCACCTTTTCCATCCTTATCATCACCAGCAGGGTCTATGAGCATGAATTTATATATATCCAATGGTATCATCTCAGGGTCTATTTCTTGTAAGAATTTGCTTTCAAGCCTCCTCATACCTTCAGGTGTTGGGTCTAAAAGCTGTTGACATGCGAATGTCGAATATAACTTTAACATCTCAAGTCTCTCCTCTGGCAATAATACAGGCTTGCCATTGAAAGTTCCATCCACTGTCGCTGGCTTCTTTCTTACATAGTAGGCATTTGTTCCGTCAGGCTTCTTAAGACCCATAATATATACAAGCGGGTCTGCATGATGGTAAAAAGTGCCTACTACCCTATGACACCCCCCTTCCATAACCCCAAGATTCTGTGAACTGTCAAACTTCCTCTTGACCTTATCCAAAATATCAACGCTCTCTGCAATATCCTCTGTTACAATATCATCATAAATGCGTCTGTCAAAGTGCTTACCGGTAGGCATACCCTCAACTAAACCCCATGCCTCAACAGTGCTTTCCTTCCTTGCAGACTTCCTTTTTACAATTAACCCATCATCCTCACTCCACTTCGGAGCTTCCTTCTCAGGATTCCTATAAAGCACATCCGAAAACAGCACCTTCAATAACTCGCTCTTTTCAAATACCTGCTTTATAATCCTTAAAAAACTCTTTGCAACATGCCTCGCATAGCTGAATATACAATTAGACTTCTCTGGATACTTCAAAATATATTGAATAGTCTCAGATATTGTTATAAGCGTGCTTTTAAAATGCTCTCTTGCTACAAGGTCTAAAGTGTAATCTATCGACCCTTTCTGTATCTCACTGGCATAATTTACCACAAAAGGAGTATTGGCAAGTTCTAATACATCCTCGGGTAACTCAAGACAGAAATATAAAATAAACCATATGTCCTTCTGTATAACATCCCTCAATACTCCAATATCTGCCTTCTTGCTGTTTACATCATTAAGCAATGCCTCATAGTTATAGGCATACATAGCCTTGTAATTACCAGATAGCCATTCCTGTCTTGTTAAAGCTATGTCAGGATTCCTTACAAAGTCCCTTATTATTATTTCGTTTGCCATGTTCTATACTTATGAATATAATCAGACACGCTGATTAAATCAGACATATTCAATTTGCCCTTGTAAATATCTTTTCTAATCGTCCCTACAGACCTGCCAGTAATATTTGCTACCTCTAAAATGGTATAAAAATACTTTCTATACCCCTTGCCTTTCTCCCATCTATTGCCCTTGAGATTAGTGGTAAACCAATCTATCGCTCCAAGCATTACCCTTTTGTTTAAGTCAGTCATCCTATCTCCCATCTATTAAACATACAAAGCCTTTTATAACTGTTAAAGCTATGTCAGGATTCCTTTTTTTCCTCATCTATCCTCAGTATCAAACTCCTGTCATTTCCATCAGTCTCATAAGGAACTATTGAAGGAATATAACAATTTTGCCGTATCCATCCACCCCTACAATCATAAAAAGAACCAGAAAATATTTGTGCTTTAAGTGGTTTTTCCTCGAAGGTTGAAAGTATATTCTTTTCAAAATCTGTTTCAGGTGTTATTACCAATTGCACAGTCCCATCTTCAATATAAATCGCTGTCTTCATAAAACCTCCTCTATACTTTGCCTTTCTAAAAAACCTTTTATAACTGCATCGTGCCAAGAAGGCACTTAACGATATTTCTTGCGATTGCTCTGGAAGCCCCTACCCCCATCCTGCTATGGCTATGGTTATAGCTACTGCTAAGGAAGCTATACATCACTACTCTCTGTATCATCAGCACTATTGTCAGCAGATACCGCATCTGCTTGCATGATATTGATATTATTATCTTTTTCGTCGTTTTGCGGGTCGGGATTGCTTGCATTTGTTTGTAATTGTTCGGAATCATTGGCATATTCTGAAGCTGATTGAGTGCGAATTGATATGTTGGCAGTGGATTGACCTTTTTCGAGCCTGTTGGCATTGAAAACTTGTTGAAACATATAGGCTAAATTGTTACCAGAGGCTTTTTTAAGTGTCTCAGGATTAACCATGTTTTTCAAAATCTCTATTTCAGCAGTTGACAGTATTCTTGTTTTATTTTTTTCATATATCCCTAATGTTTGTGGGTCAGCAATAAGGTTTTTAAAGGGCTGTATAATTTTATGTATGTAAGGAACTGAACAATTAAATGACTTGGCTATGTCTGTTAGAGATACATTTTTTAAGAAATAAAGCTCAAAGGCTTTAAATTTATCAACCTTTGGGTCATTAGGCATATTTTTTTTAACAACATATTTAACGATAGCTTTGTTTTTTCTTTCTTTTTTAGGAGTAACAGCAATGGAAGGCTTCTTATGACAGCTATCTATGAGAGTATCTTCTTTTCTCGCTCTCATGACTGCAATCATACACTAACTGACAATTTTTGTCAATAGGTAAAAAAAACTGTCATTTTCAGGTGTGCAAATGTTGAACAGCAGAAAGCACTATGTTTTCAATGATTTATCGCTTTCTGTGCATTTTTTGAACAGTAAGTGTGCAAAGATTGAACAGTTGTAACTGACGATTATTGTCATATACAAGATATTGTGGTTTTGGCATGACCGGAAGCACTGTATTTTGTGATTGATTTTTTGGGAAGCTGGCATATTGCAGGGCTTGTCCCGAAGCAAGCCCCTCGTAAACCGTCCTTGACGGTGAGGGGATAGCAAGGGGGCAAGTTGGAGGTAATAAAATTGGAAGAACTTAAAAATGCTTGAGGGAGGAGGGCTAAAGAATGAAGAAATTGCAAAATAGAGAAAAACCGGCAACAATAACCCTGCGCCTGCCTCTGTCATTGCACAACGCATTAAAGAAGCAGGCAGCAAAGGAGGGTATGACACTAAATCAATATAGCTTATATCTCCTATCTCGGAGTATAAGTCAGATTTGGAAGGAGGAATAGATGGCTTATCACTACAAATTGGTTAGGATGCGAGCATCATCGGAAAAGTATGGTAAATGTGAAGTGTGTAATGAGTTTTCGTCAGATGTTTATCTCCAGGTGGAAACGAAGGATTATGTAAATAGGCTGAATGGAATAAGACAAACAGCACATAATTGCATAGACCTTTTTGGTCATTTGGAATGCTTAAAAAATAGTCAAAGAAAGGAGGAGTAAGATGAAAAGAATGACAACAAAAATAATGCCTTACACCCTCTCCATACAGTAATAACCCATCAAGATAGCATCTGCCTCGTCATGGGTAATAGATTTACCGGCGAGGCGTGATGCTATATTTGTGTCCAATGCCTTCGGTCTCCCTGCCTTCCACGCTGTGGCCTCTACTTCCTCGGTTACAATACCCCAGTCTGACAACACCAAAAGCAACGCTCCAACAGCCATGCTCAGCTTGTGAAGGGCAGCTTGGTTGAGAGACTTGCCAGAATATTTGGAAGTCTTTGAAAAGTAAGAAAAACCCTTCCCTACTGTTTCAACATAAGCCCTGTCAATGCTCTTTCCTGTCAGCACTTTCACAAGCTCTTGTTTTAGAGTTAATAGCTTCTCGGAAGTGCTATTGCCTTTGGTTTTCAACACTCCCGATTCGAGCAGTTTCCTGCCTTGCCATATTGCATAGCCTGTTTTGTTGATGCTGCTATCGAGAGCTATTATTGTCATTCGTCTATCGTTTTAACTGTTTGTTTCGCTTCTTTCAGTTGTTCTTTTAGCTCTGCCCATGATAAATACCCACCATGTCCAAGTTTTTCAATAACATAAGGGGGTCTCGTATCGAACCCTTCCACCTTGCGCCATGCCTCCCATAAATGTGAAAGAAACACCTTAACCATTCTGCGCATGGCACGATTGTGAATATGTCCTTTTTTGAGTTCTGGATTTAGCCTTGCCTGCTTTTCCTTTTCTTTGTAATAAATATCCTTATAAACATCATCACCCTGCTTGATGAATTGCTGTGCTATTTTCCACGCAAGAGTTTTGCCCTTCGTGTTAAAAAGAAAATGATACCCTTCCTTCCGCTTGGGCGATTTACCATGCACACGTTCAATTATTGTGAGCTTGCCACCGCAAACTTCTTTTTGCTGACCATTATTATTATTATTATTATCATTCTGCTTAATCGGTTTCAGGATAGGACAGGATACCCTTTTGTCAGATGCCATGATAATTTTATGACCATGCTCACAATGTGCAATAACATATTCTGCTGTCAGACCAAAGTAAGCCCATAAGCTCGACACTGTCGGAAATTTCCCAATATCCTGAATTTCTGCAATAAGGGTAGATGCAATAACCTTTCCTATCCCATTGATATGTTTGAAAAATTCATCCCATAAGTTAGTATAGTCAACTAACTCCTCACACACCCCTTTTGCTCTTTTCTCTACAAGCTGCATTGCATCATAAAGTGATTTTGTTCTTTCGCTTAATAGTCCAGCTTTTTCTTTTGCTGCTACGATGTTGCCGAGTGCTATTCTCTGTTCTTGAATAGCATATAAAAGCCTGTTCGCAAATTTAATATCCTCTGCTTAAATCTTGTCCATTTTTTACCTCCTTTAAAATCGCATATTGCCATTGGTTCTCAAAAAAACTGTGGCTCGCAAAACTGTTCTGGTTCTCAAGCATACCGTGGCTCGCATTTCCGTTGTGGTTCTCAAAAACATCCTGGCTCGCAATTGCCTTTCTGGTTCTCAGCTCATTTATGGCTCGCACAGCTTTGTTGGTTCTCAAAACACTCCTGGCTCATAAACTTACTGCCCTATCTGCAATGGCATAGAACCATTCAGCTTTTTTACATAGCGATTGTATTCAATTTCCATTTTCGTAATTGATACAATCTTCCCAACACTGTTCAGAACACTATTTGCAACTGAAGGCGTAATTTCTTTATTAAGTATCTTCTCAATAGTGTCTATGCAACACTACCTTAAGTCATCAGTATTGTTGATTTTAACTGTATCCTTCGCCATATTCTCACCTCCTCTCATACCGACATTTTAGTTTACATCCCTTGCACACTGTCCATTTTCTCTGCACAGGACACCACGACTGCCCTACTTTTGATTTACTATCCATCTACTTCTCCCTTTTCCTTCAGTTTTTCCGCTTCCTCATCCGTCCCCGGAGTCGGGTCGAGGATGAAGTCGAGGCACTCCCCTGTCTCCTGTATATACTTTTTGAGGGTATATGCTATTTTCTGCAAGGCAGTTTTAGGGTTCGACTCCCATCTCAGGATTTTTTCAATCCTACACAGAGCCATATTTGTCTTTAATTTGTAATTGTATCATCTGACCTCTCCTTTCACCCCCTTAAATGCCCCTGTGCGTTAGCCTGAGGCTCTACAATCGATTTTTTCGCTTTGCCCTATTTCTTCTTGGGTTTTCGAATTTGAAGCCTTTAAAAAGCCTTTAAATTCGTTTTCTTCCATTTCCTCAATTATCACCCCCGCCATTTCAGACGCATCCTCAACGGATATTGGCGTTAAAAAATGCTCACCATCAATGCACTCAATCCAAAACTGCTTGAATTTACTTGGCCTTTGCAAGCTCCTTGATATGCGTAAGCCCTTTTTTCTCACTGACCTGTCCAGACCATGCGATAGCCTTATTTTTGTCCCCGATATAGACAGTCTCTTGAGATTTGTGATGATACCCCTTCATGCTATTTTCATGTTCAATTCGACCTATCAGCTTTGGCGGTGCATTAAGATTTGGAATATTACTCAATGCCTTATAAGTCTTGATAAAATCCTTCCTTGCGAATTTCCAATCATCAAGGGGCATCATACATATCCCTTCCCATCCACCCTCGAAAGTCTCAATTACAGCATGAATAACAGGGTCGTCAAAGACAACAGAGCGATAACTGCCTATCTCTCTAATTGCCTTTTCGACTTGTAATAAGGCTTGTAGTGCCTTGTCCTCTCCACCTCCACCACCTGCCTCCAGAAAATCGGCAGGCTTCGGGAAAAAACGACTGGTTCGGGCAATGGTATTAGCTGCTTGCCTCACCTGTTCAAGCGTCAGGTCTTTTAAAGCAGCAAAATACAAATTGAGCCTCGTCTCTGTTAGCTGAGTATCGTATATTTCCGCTAACGAGATAAGTATTGTCTCAAATTCTCGTCTATCCTTCTCTGTCATAGACACCTTCCTCTTGTCGTTTTTTCAGCAGTTCCCAGTTGCTGGCGGTTTTAGGTATTTGTCGTATTTGTCGAGTTGGCGTTTCCGGCTCTATCCACGACCTCCAGAAGTCCTTTTTCAGAAATCTGATGGCGTCTTTCGCAAACCCATCTGTTACGGTCTTGGAAATAGCATAATTTTCCACCGCCTTCATGAGTAAGGAAAAGTCCTCATCCTTGATTTTCTCGATAAAGAACTTCTTGGCATCGCCTTTGAGCAGTTTTTTGCCGTTTCGAGCAGGATATATTTCCCAAAATTTTTCGAAATTTTCTTCTTTAGCGGAAAATAATTTTTCGTTTTCCGCATATGTATTTATATCTTTTTCTTTATTCTTATTCTTATTCTTTATCTTATTCTTAGAGGCGTTATCATTGCCGTTACATGAATGTGTTTTCCTGTATTTTTTTACCCTTTCATAACTCGTTGAATCAATTTGATATTTTGCCCACTTTTTAAATGTAACGCTTATCTTGGCGTTATCATCAAGTAGTTTTATTTCTACATTTTTTAATGACATTAAATGAGGTAAAATATCATGTGTTTGACATTGCAATAAATTGGAGATTGTGCGGGATGTTAAATCAATTTCTATGTTGCCCTTTTCCCCATTAGCAGATACGAAAACGAGCAGATTATACCAGCGTGCTTGCTGTTCTAATGGCATATCTTGAAAATCATGGTCAATTAAAATTTCATGCCATACTTTCACCCATCTTCGACTTGCAGTTGACATCCGCTATTTTTCCTTCCTAATCGTCTTCATCATCGCTCATTTCAATATCGAAAATCGCACCACAATTCGCACATCGTTCCATGTAATCAGAACCGTCATACTGATAATGCACTTTGCATTTACATACCGGACAACTCATTAATACACCTTATTTTTTTATCTCCGTCAAAAATGTCAAACTCTGTGTGATGGTCTCCATCTTCCATGCAGAGCCAACAGCCCATATCGCCTTTGTCAATCTCAACAAGGAGGGATTGAAGGCTTTTATGCCGTGTGTGCGTTATTGCTGCACAGTATTTGCAGTTGTCAATTTTTAAGGGCATTTTATAAGTATCCTCTCAGCGATTCCTTGATGTAATACCTTTTGCCGTATTTCTCTAATAGCGCTACTGCCTTTTTCGTGAAATCCTTCCAATCTATCTCTTTAGCCCTTTCGTCATAGTTCCACTTGCCGACTTTGTATTCGTCAACACATTCACGTGTCATACGGATAAGCTCAAGAGACTGTTTGGGATCAATGACTGGCTCAAGAGATACCCATGTATTGATTCCTTTCTGATGTGCAAAATAGAGGGCATTCATTCTTACTCCTGGGTAAGCAGCGTAAGGTTCATATTTTCTTGACATCGAATCGTCTATAAAGGTCAGCGTAGCCCCATATTTATCGCCTTGATGCAATAGGTCAAAATCTCCCATACTGCCGTAACCGGCTTTTGCGAGAAGGCAAACATTGATATTGTTTCGATGTAGCACAATAATCGCTTCTCTTGTAAGCCTGTATCCGAGATTAATATCTTGATATGGATCGCACGTGAAACATAGAAAGACTTCTCTGCCTGCATAATTGGGCGCTGATTTTTTTAATTCTTCAATAATGCTCGGTCTCGGCTGTGGGTTAGAAAAATCCTCACGGCTCATATGCAGCATTTGAGGCGCATAGCAATAGGTGCATCTATGCGAACAGCCTCGATATAGATTAAGAGCTAATTCGCCGTATTCTCTGGCGCGGCCTTTAGGCTGATAGATTGTTTGCATAAAATTAAAACTCCATTAATTTTATTAGCTTAATACCTCTTCAAAGAGGTTTTCCATTTTCGGTAATATACCGGTCAGTATTTGATGTTCAAGACTTGACATATTAAAGGCTGCAAGAGATGCGAACATGTATTTGTTTTTGGACGGAATGCTTAGTCTTACTCTTCTGCCTTCAACATCAATTACCTGAAACATTGCCGCTGCGAAGGAAGCAGTTGCACTGTCGCAACTATTGATTCCGATATTATTAAGTTCTAAGACCCATACTGGATTGGCAATTCCAAAGGTATGAATATGATATTGCTCCGGTACCTGCTCCATAACGAATTTGGTAATGCTATATAGACCTGTTTTAGGTGTCCTCATGCACACGCTGCCAATTCCGAACCATGTCTTTGCTGGGTCGAGTTCAAAGAAGCCATGCTGCCTGAAGTAATCTATGCTCCTTTCGTAATCTTCTTGCTCATATCCCTGTATGACGAAACACTTAATAGCGTCCATTTTTTGTTCTTTTAGAAATTCGGCATTTTGCCATGTAATCTCCAATGCCTTTTCTTTTGAGATTTCAGCCATTCTGAGAATGCCGATTTCCATGGGAATATCAGCATGTGCGATAATGTCAGGGGATATCTGCTGTTGTATTTCCAAAACCCTTTCGGGATGAAGGGAATATTCTTTGATTGCCTCAGGACCTGACTTTTTAATCCAGCCTAATAGGCCGCTGTCAGCAAATAAGAGTTTCTTTTTCTCCTGTATCATGCCGATATGCTTTTTCCATCGGCCTTCAAATGTGAGCATTGAGGCGGCAATAAGAAGATGTAACGATTTATCGTCAAAAAATCTTAATGCTCTGAATTCAGCACCGCCCATGAGAGTATGAAAGAGTTTCATGATGCCACCTTTTCTCTACCAGCAGACGTGGTTGATATGTCAAAAATATCCACAGCATTTGCCCTGACCATAGCCTCTGCGAGATTAGGGGGGACAGAGTTGCCACATTTAGCAACTTGCTCGGTTTTGGTGATAGGTTTACTGTCTATATCTCGGTCAATAATGTAGTTGTCTGGAAAGCCTTGAGCTCGGAAAAGCTCTCGAGGCGTTAACATCCTCATACCGATATCAACAATCTGGTATTCTTCGCCATGGACAGTGACAAGGCCAAATCTATCTTTTGTAGTCACAGTATGCAGCGGGTCGCGCAATCCAATGCCTTGTTTTTCGTTGCCGTAATACTTCATCAGAAAAGCTCTTACCTCTCCATGGTGTGTTCCCCCTGCAGTAATCGTATGTAATGGCTCTCTCACATCATGCCCAATATTAGTCCCTTTCAATTTAACTATGTGAGAAGTGATAAGGCTGTATTTATCCTTGCTCGTAATAGTCCTTGCAGGCGATTGAAGAGACGATCCTGTTCCTTGTCCGAAATGACTTGCCAGATGAGCCACTACCAGCGAATGATGATCAATGCTCGTTACTGTTCCTATAGGGTCTTTTAAATCCGATCCGACAACGCCATTACCATAATGCTTTGCAAGGAAGGCGGAAACGAGAGATGTTTTCCCTAAACCTCCTGGCATAATAGTTCCAAGGGGTTCTGAAGTATTTGAACCAATGCTCTCGCCGAAATTACGAACAAGATAGGGCGCTACCAGAGCATATTCTCCACGGTGCGCTGCAGTGACTGTTGGAAATGGATTTTTTAGACTGTTTGTTCTATCACTTCCCTGATGTGTAAGTGGCATTATATGGGGCGTTACCAAAGCATGTCTGTTTTCGGTTGTCTGCGTTCGTATAGGTTCGTTGATAGGCTGTCCACGAAAGTCTTCCGGGCCTTTTGCGCCGTAATAGGTAACAATGAACGGATCGGCGGCATTAATTACATACTTCATAATTCCCTTCGCAATTCTCCGCTGCGTTGCCTCGGCTAAAGGCTTTTTTCTTTCAAATATGGAAGGACAGGGGATGCTCCAATCAATACATTCCGCAGCGGTTCTCCACGGCTTAAGACGACCGCTTTTGACCGCATCGCTTTTTGGATCGCCGTGGGTCGGTTCCGGCCAGATAATAGGCTGCCCGTCGCAGCGGGCAATGAGAAACAGCCTCTTCCGGATTGTTGGCGCGCCGTAGTCACAGGCTCTTAGTTCACGATATTCTATGGCATAACCATGCCGCTTAAGCGCATTTATAAATGCGTTGAATGTCTGCCCCTTGCGTTTAGGGCATGGATAATGATTACCATCCTCTTTCTTTATGAGAGGTCCCCATGTAACGAATTCCTCGACGTTTTCAAGCATTATGATTCTCGGACGGACAGTAGCAGCCCATTTAAGAACAACCCATGCAAGACCTCTGATTTGCTTTTTAACTGGCTTGCCACCCTTGGCTTTGCTGAAATGCGTACAGTCGGGGGAGAACCATGCAAGTCCGACCTGACGGCCTTTGCAGGCCTTAACAGGGTCTATATCCCATACGGATTCGCAATAGTGCTTTGTATGAGGGTGATTGATACGGTGCATGGCGATAGCTACGGGATCGTGGTTGATTGCAATATCCACATGGCGACCTAAAGCCTTCTCAATGCCGGTGGAGGCTCCGCCGCCTCCGGCAAAGTTGTCTACTATTAATGGAATTGATGTTGATTGAATCATTATATCACCTTCCTATTCAAGCTCTAACTCGTTTTTTAAAGGGTGGAGTGTATAGCCACAGTTATAGGCAAGCCATATCAACGGCACGATGTTTTGACAGAGTTGTATGAATCGAAGCTTTAGGGCATCTTTTAATGTAGGCTGTGAAGTGATTACATTAAGCGATACTTTCTTTTGCGAATCCCTTAAAAGTAGTGGCAATTGTTCAACCATCAATCACCCTCAAGTAAATTGACTTCTATTGACTGTCGAAAATAGGCAAAAATTTTTTATGTTTTATGCAACAATTAAATTAGCTCGTATTTCTTCGTCAAAATCAGCTTCTTTGAATTTGCCAGCCGTAAGTATTTCGAGTCTGATAGCAAGGTCACGGGATGGGTTACGGAAGCCCGACCCAATCTGGTATAAAAAATCTGGCGTAACATTAAGCTGTTTTGCTAATTTAATCCTCTCTGTTATTGGTAACTGCTTCAAAAACTCTCTCGAATTATTCATGATTAAGTCTAACATATTATTAATAATATGTCAAGCAAAAAGCTATTCTTGTAATATAAATAGCAATTTGTTAGAGTTATGACATGGGAAAAACGGGAAAAAGTAGTAAGACAGTTTTGTTGTTTGCTCATAATATCAAGCGATTTCGTGATGAAAAAAGCTGGTCGCAAGCAGAGTTGGGTTTGAAGCTGGGATTTAAGCCTAAATCTGCAAGAAATATGATATATCTATATGAAAAAGGCATGAGGCATCCTGACCCCAAAATGCTTGATAAAATGGCTGAAGTCTTTGGCAAAAACATAGCAGATTTTTATGATGAAGCAACAGAAGGAATTAAAAGATTGGATATAGAAGAAGCAGCAATTATTAATAAAATAAGGAAAAATCCAAAAATAAAAAAAGAGGTATATCTTATAACGGAGGCGTTAGCTCATCAGAGAGGCAAGATTATCCCATTCAGAAGAAGGAAAGAAAACGCAAGACAGCTTAAATGGGGGTTTGTTTAGTTGCTCAGATTGTGATATTCCAAATCTCTATCAGAAAATTCGAGAAATTATAAATAAGATGGGATGCCTCTATTGTTCATATCAGTAACAAGTTGTGGTGCAATTATAAGGAGTAACACAATTAGTAATGCAATTTACGGGCTTTGAAGGTTGAGGCACAGGGGCAGTCATAGTCCGAATCCCCATATCCATTAATTGTAACCCTTGTTGCATATCATAATTTCGCTGTTGAAAATAAGGGCTACAATCCACCCCTCTATACCTTATCTCATTTGCTATAACTTTATCTGCTTCCGATGAATTAATTAATCTGCCGTATTTATTACATAACTCGCTATCGAGCATTGTCCTTGCCCTATCAGGTGTTATAGCACATGCGGTTATTAAGAATATCATCAATACTACTAATGAAATTTTCATATCCAAAGTAAATCATAAAAAGTTTTTTTTGTCAATCCCTAACTTTTTGCTTGACATTTAAAGAGCAATATGTTATATTATTTTCATGAACCAAAAAGCATTAGACAATTAGAAGGGCTAAAGACAAATGGTGCAGGCATGGGAAATAGCCGACCTGCTTTAGCCTGATTTACAAAGCCTCAAATGAGGCAAGGGAGTATTTGCCCTCCCTGCACTGAAAGGGCGAAAGGTAAAGGACGGGCAACCAGTTTGCAACTGGAAGGCAAAGGGGATGGAAATTTTAGTATTAACCTTTTATAAGTAGCTCTGTCAAGGGTGTAGTGCCTTCGGGTGCATCGGTCAACCGAGCCAATGCGGAGTTACAAACCAGTCAGGTGGTGCGTTGAGCTTGGCAGGCGGCTTAAATCGGAAAGCCATCCGAGCCATTGACTGGAAAAAAAGGATTTTAGTATTAATGGATTCCCGAAGCTATGTTCGGTTGAACGGGGAAATTGGAGCTTAGTAATGTGTCTTTGGTTACTGAGCAAACTCGCTGATGCCCAGCGTTTGAAAGCCAAACAGAGATACGGAGAACATAGCAAAAAAAAACAAAAAAAAGGAGCGGGGAGGCAACCCCGCAAAACCAGTGAGGAATATTGTGAAGAAGATAGTCGAAGAAGTATCTGGTGAGGGATTAGAAAAGCTATTAGGAGAAAGGGTAACGCTTTTCTGTGCTAATTACATCTACACAGGAAAGCTAATTGGTATTAATAACACATGCGTATTGTTGTCTGACCCTGCAATAGTTTATGAAACAGGTGCTTTCACGGAGAAGCAGTGGAAAGATGCACAGTCATTGCCGTACGATTGGTATGTGATGCTAAATAGTATTGAATCATTTGGCAGGTTGAAAGATTAATGTTACTGATAAGAACACATAAGGGTTTTAAAGTATCAAGGTCAGGGTTAGGGTCAGGGTCAGGGTTAGTATCAGGGTCAGGGTCATGGTTATGGTCAGGGTCAGGGTCAAGTTCATGGTTATGGTCAGAGTCAGGGTCAGGGTCATGGTTATGGTCAGGGTCAGGGTCAAGTTCATGGTTAGTGTCAAGGTCAGGGTTAGGGTCAGGGACACTGACCATATAAAAAGCCCGTCTTTGACGGGTCAAACAGCCGACCATGCAGGCTATAAATGTATGGATTGGTTATCTATTTCAGCACAGGGCAGGTGGTTTCTGCCTGCCCTGAATAAAAAGGGAGGGATTAAATGCACAATGCAAGCCTAAAAAACTCTATTAGATTGCAGAAGGTTTATAATTCGCTCTTATCCGGCCCTAAGACAACAAGAGAATTAATCAATCTCACGGGATGCTGTGCTATCAACAGCATTATGTCAGAACTTAAAGCTGACGGCATTAGTTATCGTTGTGAATATCTCGGCAAAACGCCAGATGGCAATAAGATATATCAATATAGCCTTGAGGGGAGGCAATATGTGGATTAGAAAAGGCTTTTTAATAATAGCTTTAATTTCATGCCTTATAATCGGCTTTGCTGTAGGTGCTTGGATGAAGATGGACAGTGCCTTTGACACTGGCTATAAGCACGCCTACATGGAAATGACCCATCTACTCAAGGAAGGTTCTGAAGGCAATGTCCAATTTTACATTTCCGATATGCCTTTCAAATTTAGTCCACAGTCCGATAGAAAGGCAATAAAATTCAACATCGCCGGTGCTGGTGATGAAGGCATGAGGAGAACATGGGAGGGCAAGGACTGATGAAGTGGAAGGGAACAAGGAAGGGTTTTTCTTACTTTTCAAGGTTATGTCTTTATAGGCAGAAAACTTTGGATGGGCATTATGTCTGCAAACACAAAGATAATTACTTTCGCAAATGCAGTCTTATCAAGGTGTTTGTTTGCTCACTAAAGGAATTGTTAGACAAAAGAGAAAGATGTTACGGCAAATAATGATGGCAGAGGATTGCACAGCGTGCAATTTGATACCAGATTGCTTGCTATGTCCTGAAAGGGATGAATGTATGTATGGGGAGGTTAGTGATGCCATTTAGTTGGGAGACCGAATGTTTTAAGCATGATTATCCCGAAGAAATTAAGGGAGGAGAAGAAATGCGAGAACTAAAACTCAAATTACCAGTTGATGCTATCTACAAAAGCGGTGCAATTCAAGCAAGTAACTTGGATAGGGATTTCTATATTAAAGATGTCGTCATGAGGATAGGCATTCCCAGTCCAGTGCAACAATTCATAAAGAGCAATGAGCTTAAGATAGACGACATGCTTGAGATAACAATAAGGAAGGTATAATGAGACAAATAAAATTTAGAGCATGGGATGATGATAATAAAAGGATGCACTCTGCAAAAGAAACAGTTATATCATTTTACGGTGGGATGGTGGTGTTAGAGTGCTTCAGATGTGAACCAGATACACCAAGAGGACTGAACGATAAAGGCATTAATATAGAAGCTTTAAAACTCATGCAATTTACTGAGTTGAAAGACAATAAAGGGATTGAAATATATGAAGGAGATATTGTGGAGATAAAAGATAACATAAGGAGCAAGGATATTGTTACAACTGTGCAGTTCAGTGGCAGTGCTTTTAGGTTGATTAATAAAACTTACGGGATAGGACGACCTATAGACGAGTGGAAAACGAAAGAAATTGAAATTATCGGCAACATCTACGAAAACCCTGAATTACTATGAAATGGTTTGTATGGCTGTGCTGGTAAGAACATGGCTGTTTTGCAATAATATAGAGGAGGTAGAGAATAAAAAATGATAACAGCAACAGTCAGGGAAATTAGGGAAACACCGAAAGGCAAGAGAAAAAAAGGAGGAGGAAATTTTATGAGTGAAAAAGAGAAAAAGGAAAGGAAAGTAACACCGATTGGAGAGGCTAAATGGGCGTATCTTGATAAGCCTAAACCTGCCTTTGCTGACCCCAAAACAGGTAAGTCAAAGGGTGAGCCTAAATATCAGATAGATGTAGTTTTCGACCCGAAAGACCCTGAGTGGGGTGCATGGGGCAGAAACTTATCGGAAGCGATAAAGGCTATGGGTGGTAGTCAATCCCCGATAAAAAAAGAGTTCAACCAAAATGATGAGCATACAGGACGGTATTATGTTACATTCAAAACTTCCGATAAATTTCAGCCCAAAGTTTTCGATAAGGCTGGGAATATCCTTGAAGGAGTAAAGATAGGTAATGGCTCAAAGGTAAGAGTAAGCTACATTGAAAACGAATATACGGCATTTGGTGGTGGTATAAACTTATATCTCAACGCAGTGCAAGTTATAGAACTTGTAGAGTTCGGAAACTACACCGCCGAGGCTTATGGCTTTGATGTCGAACCAGAAGAAGTAACCGAGTGGGAGCCATTCTGATGAAGATAGAAAGAAAAGCCATAGATCCTGCAAAAAAAATCGTTCGTATAACAACAGAGGATGAACGCTGGTATGCACTAACAGGCAAGAATGGCAGTATCAATTATATTCCATCAGTAACATGGATTTGTGAATACTATCCGAAGGGAATCGGATTTTACAAATGGCTTGCAAACAAGGGATGGGATGAAGCAGAGGCCATTAAAGCAGCAGCAGGAGATAAGGGAAGTGCCGTTCACAACGCTGTTTCTGCCTTGCTTGCCGGAGAAACAATAACACATAACTCCATAGTTACTGATGAAAAGGGTGTATCGAGAGAGATTACTACTGAGGAATATGAAGGGGTTATCTCATTTGTTGACTGGTGGAAAGAGAATAATCCAACTATTTTATCCTTTGACGAAACTGTTTTTGCAAGGGATAAATCTTATGCCGGAACTCTTGATTTAAGGGCAATAAAAAACAATGAGAAGTGGATTATTGACTTTAAGACGAGTGCTTATATCTGGCCTTCCCATCGCTTACAGGTATCAGCATATAAGCACTGTGGATATAAAGACCATAAACTTGGTATTTTGCAATTAGGCTATAAGCAAAATAAAAAGAAGTTCAAGTTTACAGAGGTTGAAGACCAGTTCGATTTGTTTTTAGCAGCACAAAAGATATGGGCAAATGAGACGGCTAATATTCAGCCATTACAAAGAGATTTTCCATTGGAGGTTAAATTATGAAAGGACAAGTAGGAAAGGTAGAGACTTTACAGGACAACTCAATTAAATTGTCTATTAGCATTCAGCCTGAAAATGTGCCCGATGATGTGAATGTCATCAAATGGCAATACAAGGATGTTAATGTCGCAATATTATCTGAGGATATGGTTACAATCAGCAAAGCCGAATATGAAGCATTAACGCAAGGACATAATATCGCAGTCCCCTACAAGTTTATCGAGGGACTTAAGACAATCCGCACTGTAATAGATGATGCAATAGCGGAGGCAGAACAGAGGGGGTAGCAATGTATAAACCAATATCTTACAAAGAATGGCTCGGAGATGATGAAGAAGTTTTTGAAGAATGTTCGGAATGTTACGGGGAAGGCACGCATAAATGTAAATGTGGAGATGAGCATGTTTGTTGTAATTGCGGTGGAAGCGGGAAAATCAACATGAGCAGATTAGAATACAACAGAAGGGTAGAACTTGATATAGCAAAGGTTAAAAGACATTTAGTAGGGAATAAACTTGTGATATAAGGGAGGCAGTATGACAAAAGAAGAACTGGCAGCAAAGTTAAACGGCAGGGAATATATGGAAGTGGAAGTGATCACGAAAGAGGAAGAGGCACAGGCGAAGGCAAGCGGCCTGTGTGTGGCCTTTGGGTATTCGGACGATTGCCTTGAACTGCGTGGCGCATGGGATGACGAGATCAGTGCATACAACGGAACGTTGGTGAAGGTAAACGCTGACGGCCCTGTGATAAACGAATGCGATGATGAAGACTGTCCGTATTTCAGGGAGCTGATGGAGAAAACAAAAGACTTCATCCTTGCGAAATATGGCGAGGAGCCGGGGTTTTCGTGGTGGATAGAATCAAGTCTGCCCTTTGCGCCCTTCGATATGATGGAAGACGGGGAAAAGTTTTGTAGGGGCATTGTAGTGGAAGTTCCATCTAAATAAGGAGGTTAGCAAAAAGAAAGAAAATCTTGAAAGTATGTGCGCACGACTTAGGGGAGAAATCAGAGACATGGGAGAGCGTGTTAAGGCTCTCCTTAAACATGATGAGTTCAAGGGTGAACAGGCATTTTTAGGGCAACACGCAGTGCTTGTAAGGTGTGATTATATGCCTTCCGCTTATATTGATGATTACACACAGAAAACATACACAGCACGCCAAGTCGCAAAGATGATGGAGAAGGCACATGAGAAATCAAAAGACCTTGCAGTGGAACTGCGGAGGATTTGTGATTCAATTTAGAGGGAAATGAAAGTTTCTAAACCCATAAGACCCATTTCAGTTCTTGCAACTGCAAGGTGGATAACCTTGCAGGAGGCATGTGCATATATGTGCCTGAAGTCAATCAAAACAGTTAAAGGACTTATTCTTGAGGGTAAGATTTACGGCACAAAGAAAGGCGAATGGGTCGTTGACAGAGAAAGCATTGATAAGTATTATAACGAGGAGAGGGATAAACGCCGAAGCATAATGAAAGAGAGGGGTTATGCGGTTAATTAAAAGGAGCAACGGCTTTTATTATATCTATTTTGACCGGATGCACTCCATAAGCCTCAAAACCAAAGACAAGGTTTTAGCAAACCAGATATTCGAACAGGAAAAGCAGAAGTATCGGGATGGTAAGGTATTCCAGATAGAAAAAACGCAGAGGATAACCCTCTCCCAGTTCAGAGATGAATATCTAAAAAAAAGACAGATACAGGACATAAAACCAGAGACAAGGGACAATGATACCCTTGCTTTCCGTAAGTTTATTGATGCAGTAGGGGATATAAGATTAAGACAGGTAACAAAGGATACAATAGATGAATTTAAGTTATGCTATCTGAATAAGGGCAATAGCAAGGTCTATATAAATATCCTTATGAGGTCATTAAGAACAGCTTTTAATTATGCCCTTGATAAAGGATACATAGACAAAAATCCTTTCCTGAAAGAGAGAGACAAGCAATCAGTATTTTTCAGGATAGACGATGAAATGCCAAGATTCCTTCAGATGAACGAGATAGAGGCTTTATTTAATGCGATAGACAATCCAGCTTTTCTGCTTGCAATCAAGATATATCTTTATACGGGTATGAGAAGGTCGGAGCTTGTAAGGCTTACTGTTAAGGATATAGACCTGCAAAATGGCTTTATCTGTGCAAGGAAAACAAAAGGAAAGAAAGACAGACCTATCCCCATAAATGAAGAATTAAGAGCAGAGCTTCTAAAATATCCTTTGCCTCAAGTTGGCTCTCTATTCCCGCAATGGCGCAATGCAGATACGATAAGCAGGCTATTCCATCATTATTGCAAAAAAGCGGGCATACAGGCTAAACTACACGACTTGAGACATTCATTTGCAAGCTATCTGATAATCAATGGCGTGGATATAAAGAGGGTAAAGGAACTCCTCGGACATAGCGATATTAAGACGACAGAGATATATGCTAAACTGAAAAAGGAACATTTGGTAGAGGCTGTAAATAAGCTGAGCTTTGGAAATGGTCAAAACAAAATGTAAACGAAAAATAGGGACATCTTTAGCTTTATTTCAGAGAAATAAATATTGGTATATAAGTCTGAGAAGAGGACACTGGTTATCTTTGAAAACAACTGACGAGAAGAAAGCACAACGAGCTTTTGCCTTCCTTTATAAAGAATTGCTATTAAAACGGATTGAAGATGTTGATAGTTTTTTGGAGACAGGCAATATGAAATACAAGCAATTAGGCTTTATCAACCGCTTTATAATATTAGAAAATGATAATATTTAACATAAATAATTGTATGCAGATTGCAAGCAAATTTAATGCACCTTGCTTGCATCCAATGCCATCCAATGCCATTTTTTACCAATTTATAACTTTAGGCATGGAAGGAAAGGCATTGAAATGATTGAATTTTGGGGAGTCGTCCAATGGCAGGACGGCAGACTCTGGATATAGTTACTGTATATTGATTTATAAGGATTTTTTGAGGGTGTGATTGTAGAATGATTGCAATTTTTATCTCTGCGGAGGTATCACTCCCTTAATTCTCTCATAGGTTCTCATACCACCAAGACCCAAGATTCCAAGAACAATCTCCATTAAATTATCGCTATTGATTTCAGGCGGGATAATACCACTATTAGTTATTTTAAGTATCCATTCTATTAAAGAAAATCCGATAAAATGATAAAATAAGGCAATAGCTCCGCACCATCCTATTGCTGGTCTCCAGCCCGCAACAAATATGCTTTGATGCTTGGCTTCTTCTTTATTTATTTCAAGTTGCCCTATTCTTAACTGAAAGTCCTGCGATACAAGTGTCATTTCAATCTCATGTTTAGCCTTTTCCCTTGCGTCTTTGTCAGGTATTACCTTATCAAGAATCCCGCCTACTACATTAATAATATCTCCTATTATTGGTATTGGTATCATTTTATACCCTCCTATAGTCTCCCTTCAGAGTTTTCTTAAACTTTTCATAACATTCAACACATTTCATATCCGACCTTCTCGGCAAGCAGAATTGAAGGTCATAGATACACCTCTTGCCATGCTGGTATTTCTCCCAAGTTTCCCATGAACATTTTTGACTTTTAGACATACCACACCACATTTTGAGGTAAATCCTGCCTCATATCAAAGTGTATGAATGTCTTATATATTCCTATCCTCTTAATTCCGAGACTAAACGCTTTCTCAAGGAACTTCCATCTTGTCTGACTGTCAGGCATAGCTACATCAAGGGCATAAGTATAGCCATCTGAATAAGGCATATGTGCCGAGTTATCCTCACCACCTACCTTAGTATTATACTCCTTGCATCTGCATCCTGAATTGATAGTTAATGGCTTGCCTATATGCTCACGAATTAAATCAAACATGCCAGCAGTCTTAGGGCTTAGATTAGAAAGTCCACAGCCACATTTACAGGCTATCTCAGACCTATTCAAGTATTTACTTAAATCACCCATTTGTCAGACCCCCAAATTAGCCTCGTCTATCATGGACTTTTTCTTAGCCTTCTTTGCCAGTTTCTCTACAAGGTCATTATAGGCTTCGCTTACCTCCTTATAAGCCTTCTCAACCTTATTCTTTTTCCTTCTGTCAAAAAACAGACCTGCTACAAAACCCAAAACAAAAGCCAAAGCAACTAATCCATACATCATTTTACACCTCCGATTTTAATATTTTCAGGACACTCACTATCTGGCATGTGAGTGAGCATTAATATTAATCTCTCAATGCCAAATTCCCTTTTCAAAAAGTGCAGAAATTCGCACTTTTCCTTATCCGTTGACCTTCTCCATAATCCTATATTTGGGTTTTCCTGTTTGCCGTAATCCATATTTCCTCTTATTTCAATTGATTCCTTATCCACGCAATAAAGCCTAATACTATGATTGTCAGTAGTCCTACAACACTACTTATTGTAATTGTTTTACAGGCTGTGCCTGTAACCTTTTCTGCTGTAGTCATTACTACATCAATAAACTGGTGATGCTCAAAGTGTTTTTGCCTCTCAATGTAAAACTCTCCGAGCTTCTCTTCTATCGCCTCCATCATTGCCAGCTTCATATCTTTTATATCTTTTTCTGTCATATCACCTCCTATTCGTTAATGTCTGAAATTTTTCTGTTATTACTGCGGAGTTCTTTTTCTTAAAGTCCTACCAAACCCACCGCTCGCACACCGCCAGCCCAAATACCACTCTATCTTAGAGCCTTTATAACTAATGAAAGGAACAAACAATACAGTAACAAATCTCCACCACGACAGATAAGCAAGTATTTTCACAAGATAAAAATACCAACCACTTAATAAAGATGACCCAAGGAAAAAGACATTGGCAAGCACAAGAAACATGAGCAAAGGTCTATAATCCAAATGCAATCCAATTCCGAAATTCCATTTGGCTGGCTGTGTTGCCCATACCTGCCCTTCAAATCTACAATATCTTCTTACCTGCTTTCCTTCTAAACCTATAAAACTGTGCGTGTAATTGTGTAAAGGGTTTCTGATAAAGAACCAATAAAATTCCCTCCACCATTGAGGATGGCATGGCTTAAACCAATCAGGCGGTAAAGGGTCTCTATCATTTCCAAAAATATTCCACATAAAGTCATTGCATTGTAACATTTTCTTTATAAAAGCCATTTTCGTTTTACCCTCCTAAATTACTTTCGAAGATGGCGGTATAATCTTCCCTGCAACAGTATCAATAGACCATATCGTATTTGTCAATTTTTCCGCTAATGCTTTCGCAGAGTCTAATGTCTTCAAATGAGCGCCCCACATTTGCAGTCCTTCCAGAATTACGTCCCGATGTTCTAAAGTATCCGTCTCAATCTCATACAACCACCTTCCGTCATCATTAGCCCCACCGCACAAACATTTCCAATTCAAAGGCAATCCTTTAAAACCATTATTCAGGTGATGTTTGGGACTTAACAACCTCGTTCCTTCCGTTAATATCGGACGGATTGAAACATAAAAAGTTATCATCGTGCTCCTCCTTTATGTATGCAATTTCACCTTTTTCGTTTTTTCCTACTTTGATGCCAATCTGCTCAAGCGATTGCATCGTATCTTTAGTTACATATCCCAAAGATAAAACCTCTCTTTTCATATCTGCGAGCAACTTCTTTTCCCAATAAACACCCTCTGCATTTTCAAACTGTTCTCTTGTGAAGTCAGGCAACTGATTGAGGATATTCTCGTAGGCTTTAATCTCAATATAACAATCCTCAATCAATTTAACCTCTTCATCAAGAAGGAACTGTTTTTCCTCCATATCTATTTCAAGCCTTTTTGCTTCAAAACCTTCTGCCGTCTTCAGCTTTTCCCTAATTTCTTCCATATCGATTTCAATCCTTCGCCTTCTAAATTCACATTCTTTCATAGCCCTTATTTTCTGATTGAGTTGTAACAAGCAGTTGCGGTATGTTCGCTCTGGTGTTTCAAGCCCACGACTGAATTTCTCGATTTGAAATACGGAATTTCCAAAAGGAACATTTCGCATTTTTTCTTTGAGTTTACAAATATCCATACTGAACTCCTGCACCATCAAATTTTGCCGTATCCAAAGTTGCAGCTATAGCTTGTGATGTTTCATTTGAAAATATCAAGTCTTCAATAACTGCTGTTGCTGCCCCTGTGTATCCACCCATTATGTAGCCCTTCGTTGAACTATTCACACCTGCTACATAATACCTTGCCGTATCCAAAGTTGCAGTGATAGCTTGTGATGTTTCATTTGAAAATATCAAGTCTTCAATAACTGCTGTTGCTGCCCCTGTGTATCCACCCATTATGTAGCCCTTCGTTGAACTATTCACACCTGCACT